TGGAGAGATTGAAGCGTGGTACTACCATCCAAATTGGTTAGAATTTAAAGCATCGGACAAGCCTTTGCGAATCCCTGCTTTTGGTTTTGGTAACGGAAAAGAGAATGAGATATTTGTAGTTGCGCCATACGTTGCAGGATATTCTTATTACCCTCCCGTAGATTATCAAGGTGCTTTACCTTATGCAGTCCTTGAGGAAGAAATTGCTGACTACTTAATCAACGATACTTTAAACGGTTTTAGTGGTACTAAGGTTATCAACTTTAACAACGGAGTTCCCGACGAAGAAAAACGCAGAGAAATCAAGCGTGATGTAATGAACAAACTCACAGGTGCAAGAGGGGAAAAAGTTATCGTTGCATTTAATAACAACAAAGAGGGAGCGACAACGGTTGAAGATTTACCTTTGAATGATGCACCACAACACTACGAATACCTTTCAAGAGAATGTCAAGAAAAATTGATTGTAGGGCATAAAGTTACATCCCCAATGCTTTTGGGAATAAGAACGGGAAACAACGGACTTGGAAACAATGCCGACGAAATCAAAACCGCATCTTTACTCTACGACAATTTAGTCATCAGAACATTTCAAGAGGAACTACTTGATGTGATTGACGAGATACTTGCAGTAAATAGCATTTCCTTAAACACCTATTTTAAGACGATACAACCGCTTGAATTTATAGATGTGGACGATGTACTTGACGAAGAAACAAAAGAGGAGGAAACAGGCGTTAAAATGTGTTCTCACGAGGATATACAATTAAAAGACGATGCTCTTGATGACTTAGGAGAAGAAGAAAACTTGGATGAGTGGGAACTGATTGATGAAATGGAAGTAGATTACGATGCAGAAGAACAATTGGATGCAGAGATTCACGCTTTAAACAATCCTAAAAAATCCCTATTATCTAAGATTTACAATTTTGTAAGCACAGGAACTGCAAGACCAAACGCAAAGAGTGAACAAGATAAAAAAGTTAAAGACGTACAATACAAAGTTAGATATTCGTATTCGCCTAATAGAGTAAGCGCAAACAGTAGAGACTTTTGCAAGAAAATGGTAGCTGCTGATAAGATTTACAGAAAAGAGGATATTGAGCAAATGAGCCAAAGAGTTGTGAATGCAGGTTGGGGTGCAAGAGGTGCAGATACTTACGACATTTTTAAATACAAAGGAGGAGGGGATTGTCATCACAAGTGGATGAGAAGAACGTACAGAAGCAAACAAAGCATAGATGTAAAGAATCCAAACGCTCCAAGAGTATCAACAAACAAAGCAGAAAAAGAAGGTTACAGAGTAAGAAACCCGAAAGAGGTTGCAATGAAGCCGAAGGATATGCCTTACAATGGCTTTTTACCAACAAATAAAAGATTCAAATAATGGCAGAGGTTTTACTAATTACGACAACAGACATTAAAAGAAATAGCGTTGTATCGGGTTCGGTAGACGTTGATAAGTTTGTGCAATACTTAAAGATTGCTCAAGACATACATATCCAACAATATTTGGGTACTGATTTGCTTGTAGCTATTCAAGGTAAAATTCAAGATGGTACAATCGACGACGTAGGAAATGCAAACTATAAAAACCTATTGATTAAATACGTCAAGCCTATGCTCATTTATTGGGCATTGGTTGAATACTATCCTTTTGCCGCTTACACAGTCGCAAACGGAGGGGTTTACAAACACACATCAGAAACAAGCGAAACGGTAAACAAAGACGAGGTTGATTTCTTAATTGAAAAAGCAAGAACAACTGCACAGAACTACACACGTAGATTTATAGATTACATTTGTTTTAATACAACACTATTCCCCGAATATTTAAGCAACTCAAACGAGGACGTTTCCCCAAGTGGAGACGGTAATTTTGGCGGATGGGTTTTGTAAAAAAACTATGGCAGAAAAAAGAGGTAAATATAAACAGAAACAAAAAAACGTTGAGCGTTTAAAATTGTTTTTAAAAAAAATAGAAAATGGCAAACTCAATAAATTGGGGAAAAATATACGATAGCACTTATTGGGGTGTTGGGGTTACAAGTAATACTATAAATTGGGGTAAGTCTTATAGCGACATTGCAGAAACATCAGTAGTTCCTTCTTTGTTATCTATATTACAAGCACGTTCTACATATTACGAGAATGCAGAAGCAACGACTACCTTGCTTACTAACCTTGAAAACATTGACTTATAATGGCAAACTTATTAGAAAAAGCGAGTATTGTATTAACACCGACAGGATATAGCAAAGATGTTATTCACAATGTGAAACCGAGTGAATCTCCTTTTGGGGATATGACACACATCATAAATGTTCAGTTTGCTACAAGAGTAAATGCACAAGGACTTGTTGAAACAGTAACTTCTGACATTCCAAGAATTGACTACTCAAAGGGCGAAGGTGCTATTTTGTCAGAGGTTGCAAGTACAAACCAAATACGTTATAGCGAGGATTTTTCAAATGCTCTTTGGACAAAAGATGCTATTACTATGACTTCATCAACAAAAACAAATCCAAGAGGAGTAAATCAGACTGTTTACAATATTACAAGAGCGCCTGCACCGGGAGATGGGTTATTTGCAACTTTTGCCACAACCCCATCGGGTCAAGGAACAGGGGTGTCTATTTGGATTAAAAGAACGGCAGGAGCAGGAAGTACAGGAAATGTATGGATTGGTAGTGGAAAACAAAGTAGTGGAACAGGAAACTTGGTTGCCGTTGGAAATGAGTGGCAAAGAATTACGTATGCTTCTCCGCAATATGGAGGTATCAAGATTTATATTGACCCTGCATACGGACATTATTTTGATATATGGGGTGCGCAGGGAGAATATGGGACTGTTACAGGTGGTGCGGCGAGAGTAACAAGCTATATACCAACAACAAGCGGAACGGCAACAAGAACAAGAGACAACTATTTGAACGGAGGCGACACAACTTTAATAGGCGCACAAGAAGGAGTTTTATATATTGAAGCAGCTACGATTGCCAATGCAGGTAGCAAGGCTATTGCTTTGTCAGCATCTAATTCAGCGTCAAATAGAGTGGTTATATTTTACAGTAGCACTTCCAACACGATACAAGGAAGGGTTCAAGCATCTGCAACAACGACAATACCAATAAACGGAACTGTTACAGATAATACAGAATTTAATAAAATAGCATTCAAGTACAAGTCAGGAGATTTAGCACTTTGGATAAATGGAACAGAAGTACAAACTTCAACAGCTGCTTATACATTTAACGCTGCTTTGAGCGAATTGGCTTTTGACCAAGGAAACGGAAGTATTCATATGGACGGACACGTTAAACAAGTAGTAGTATTTAAAGAAGCATTATCGGACGCAGAACTTGCAGCATTAACATCATAAAATATGGCATTAAAATATTTATACGTACCGAGTGGATATAAGGCGGGTAAAGCATACGGAGTTTTGCCGAACGTATCGAATGCAGACCTTGCATTTGTTAGAGGTTCATCGGGTACAAGGATTAACGCTGACGGTCTTATTCAAACGGAAGTTACAGATGTTCCAAGATTAGACTACACAGATGGGTCTTGTCCTACTTTATTAACAGAACCCGCAAGTACAAACCTTCTACATAATAGCGGTTGGGAAGGTGGTGGTGCTTTACCTACCGATTGGAGTTATGGTAATTCAGACGGAACAAGTACTTCTGTAATATCTACAAGGGGAACTGCTATAAACGCATACAGATTTCAATCTGATTCAGCAAGGCATTACTTTACAAGGTCTACAACATCAGTAAGTGGAACAACTTACACTCTTTCTATTTATGTGGAATCTATTACAGGTTCAAATCAGTTTAACGATATTTTTTACAGAATAGGTGGTGGCGGAACTGACGTATTTAAAAAAGATGGGGTTGTTGTAACGCAGAGCGAAACGGTTGTTGCGGGTAGTTTTTACTCAATTACATTTGTATCTGACGCAGTAGAGAGCATTCAGTTTAGAGTTGGTTTAGGTGTTATTTCTTCAGTATCGGGAGATGTAACAATATCACAACCTCAACTTGAAACATTAGCTTACAGAACTTCTTTTATGATTAGTGAAGAAGGTGCTATTGCGACACGTTCAGCAGATACGGGTGCTATTTCGGGAGACTTATCCTCCTACATAAATTCATCAGAGGGTGTTTTAGAGATAAAAGCCAAATCTATTGTAAGTAATCCTGTACAAGATTTAAGAATAACACTTTCAGACGGAACTGCTGACAACAGAATAAGTTTAGTGTGGGGAACGGGTTCAAGTACTATGACTATTGTTATGGATGCAAACGGAAGCGATGTTTTCGATGGTGGTACTTCGGGCTTCAAGAATTTAACGGGTTCTTTTACAAAAACAAATATGAACACCTTTAAGATAAAATGGAAAAGCGGAGATATTCAAGTAAAACATAATGACAGTACTATTGTGTTAAGCGAAACAGATACGTTTACTATGTTAGGACTTGATAAACTTAGTTTTGACAACGCTACGGGAATACGTAATTTCCAAGGGAACGTCCAATACATAAAAGTTTACGATTCAGCAACAGATTTTTAATAAATAAATTATGGCAATATACATAGGCAAATATGCCTTCAATTCAAAAGAACAAGCAATCGACAAAATCGAGGCTTTAGGGGTAGAACAAGATGAAGAAGGAAACTCATATCCAACACATCATCACACAGTCGTAGAATTAGGATTAGAGGTTCTTGAGGAAGCAGTTTACGAGGAAGGAGAATTGGTTTCTGAAAGAGTATTCGGAACAGACTATCTTGTTGATGTTCTTTGGAGCGACTTAGAAGTAGAAGAAGATGGAAGTGTAGACCATCCTTACGGGTGGAAGTCTTACTCTGTTCGGATAGATACAGAAGGCATTCACGGCTTCTTAGGACTAAGATACCAAGACTTAAAAATTTAATACGATGACACAGGATTTGAAAGTGTACGCACTAAGCATCGGGACATTTGGAATATCAATGAGTAATATTGACATTATTTTAAAGATTACTTTAATGCTTGTTACTATTGGCTACACTATTCAAAAGTGGTACATAATGAATAAAAAGAATAAATGAGATTAACAAAGAATTTTAGGTTATCAGAATTTGACTGTAAGGATGGCTCAGAGATGCCGTCTCAATTATTGCCTAATGTTTTAGAATTAGCTGAAAGTTTACAAGAACTTAGAAACGTTTTAAATAGTCCTATCAGAATAAATTCAGCATACAGAAGTCTTGAACACAACTCAAAGATTGGCGGTTCACAAAGTAGCCAACACTTATTTGGCAAGGCGGCAGACATTGTTGTAAAAGGAAAGACACCTGCACAAGTTGCTACAATGATAAAACTTCTAATCTTAGAAGGCAAGATGAAACAAGGAGGGATTGGTGTATATGACAACTTCACACACTACGATATTAGAGGACACAAAGCAAGATGGTAAATACATTAAAAAAAACCCTGTTAAGGAGTTTAGTCAAAGAACGACGTTTAACACCTTTAGAGAGACTTTCTAATCGTTTGGGGTATATGGGGACAGGTTTCTTTATTACTGCACCACACCTTCTCCCACAGTCTTCGGGGATGGTTGTTTATATTCTTGCAGGTTTATTATCATTGCCTCAAGTATTCGTAGCAAAGCAATGGAATCTTGTACTTGTTAATTTAAATGTTATGATGGCATACTTAATACTTTTATTTAGATGAGTTGGATAAGCAAACTTTTAGGAACGGGAACAAAAGGAATCGGAGACTTAGCGAAAGACATTCGAGAAGCTATCAAGGGAAAAGAACTTGACCCAAATAAGCAACTTGAAACTGCTGAAAGATTGGTTTCCTTACAAACAAAAATCAATGAAGTTGAGGCAGGACATAGAACTATGTTCGTTGCAGGATGGCGACCTTTTATTGGTTGGGTTATTGGTATAGCTTTAGCTTATAACTTTGTATTGAGAGACTTGATTATCTTTGCTCATCCCGAATGGAGTGAATTACCCGCTTTGCAGATGGACGAATTGTTTACTATACTTTTTGGAATGTTAGGATTGGGAGGAATGCGTACTTGGGAGAAGAAACAAGGACTTACAAAATAACTCTTAAAAGACCCTTTTTTTAAAAGTTGTAGTCTGACTACATAGCTATCCTTTTATCATAATATTATTCTTTGATTTTTTTGTTTGAATCAATCTTATGAATTTATTTATTTTTTAATAAACCCAAACACGTTGAAAACATATAAGTCAAAGGTATAAGAAAAAAAGTTGAAAGTCAATAGATTTAAAATATAGTTATGTTTTATTTTAATCATTTGATAATAACTTATTTTAGTAGTATTGTACAAATGCCTTATCTTTGTATTATACTAATTGAGTGTTAGTTGATTTTTTTAGCTTTGTAATATGGTTATCGTCTGTAATGGACACCATATTTTTGAAATTCGATTCCCCTGCAAACTACAATGAGTGGGGGAATTATTTAAAAAAAACATTATGGACATAGAACAACAAATAAAAGACATAGTAGAAGCACCAAATACAAGCGTAATTCAGCGAGTTGATGGTTTACTTGAATTGGATAGAGATGTACTTGATTTAGGTAGAGGTGCAACAAAAGAGGCAATGATATTGTCAAAGAAATATAGTAGAAAAATATATAGAGCAATCAGCAAGATTGACAAACAAACGGGAAAATTGCTATTAGACCATTTAGATGGCTAAGAAAAAGAAAACACGTTCACAGGTTGTTAAACTTTTAGATTCTGTATTCTCGGAGTGGATTAGACGAAGATACGCAAAGAACGAAGTTGCAGTGTGTGTAACGTGTACCAAACAAGACCATTGGAAGAAGTTACAAGCAGGACATTTCCAAAGTCGCAAACACTACTCGACACGATGGGATGAAACAAACGTCCAAGTTCAATGTGCAGGGTGTAACGTATTCAGATACGGAGAACAATACAAGTTCTCTAAATGGTTGGATGATAATATTGGCAAAGGTACTGCCGAAGAACTTGCAGAAAAGGCAAGGCAAACAGTAAAGTTTTCTACTGCTGAATTGGAGG